ACAAACTTCACCCTTCCCCATATCCATCATTGGGTCTATATACACTAACGCACAGCCAAGTCCAGTAACATAATAATCGTCTACAACTCTTCTTAAAACAGTATTACCCTCTGATATCTGCCATATATATTCTAATAATCCATTTACAGCCTGAGCCACTGAATTATCACTATCTTCTCTTGGGGATACTCTGAATTGAGGTTTATTTGCAGTTATGAGAGCCTTAGCAGCCTCTACTGCTGGATGGATACGATTAACAACAAGNGCTGCTTGTCCTCGTTCTTCTAAAATTCGCTTCTGATCTGACGTCCATTGCTTACCTAATCTGAATTCACGATCTTCTTGAGCATGGTGTGCCCATCGTTCACGCTTTTGAGAGTAGGTTTTCCAGAGACTTTGCGTCTCTTCAACGAGTTTTTTGCCCGATTTCTGTGATTTGGAGTTATAAGCCATCATTTAATATTACAACCTACATGGTTAACCAGTCAAGTATTTTATTGCTTTTTATTTCAGCCCCCTTCTTTGGGTCAAATTCATCCCTTTTTATCCTACAAGGCCTCGAACCTTCTAATGCAGTCCATATCGCATCCATCACATCATCATTCTTTCCTCTGGGGTAAGATAAGAACTCTTGCTGTGCAGAGAGGTCTTGGGGCCTAAAGAAAAACTGACCTTTAGCAAACAGGGGCACTAATGATAATAATCTCTCACTTTTTCGGTTCCTCGGTTTCACCCCTTTCTCTAATCCAGGGATGTATAAATTCTTTTCGAGCATTATAGCCCTGGTAGCACTTCTTAATGCCTCCTGATACGCAACAGTCTCTATNTTCATTCTCTTTGGATGGAATCTTTCATAAATATCAATAATCTTTTGAGGTTGCCTCGCAGGATCGAGCCTTTCCCTAAAAATGTCGACAATGTACTTATTATTATCAGCATCAATAGCAATGGTAGCAATAACAAAAAAGTCAGCACGGGCACTAAGACTAGATGCAGGATCAACTCCAGTGTATAATTCGACTGGGATAATTTTCTTTTCATCACCCACCTCCCTTACTAAACAAGATTGGCTATTTATTCTTTCATGGTCATAATGATGCAGTTTTATATAATCTGGTTTAAATGGGGCATCATCTGGAGACTGTGCAATATTCATGTATTCCTGGTAGAATCCATTTATATTGCCAACACTCTCAAACTCACTCTTTATCTGAAGGATTCTATCCTTAGGGAACCTTTCGGGCCAGATACTATTCTCATCATCATCCCAGATACTGTACCAGAGCGTCTCCCAAGTTGGACTATCCTTCGCCCAATATAAGAAACAATCCTCAGAAATCACAGTACCAATCATTATTATTCTACCATCATCAGAAAGTGAAGGTATAACAGCCTCCGTCATCCATTTCCTATTCTTAGTTCTACCCTCAGGCGTAAAAGCATTCAACTCAGACTCGAAATCATCAACAATAATTACATTGGGCCTCGTGTCCCCCTCAATAAACCCACGAACCCTCTGCCCAGTACCAACAGCAACTATACGAGTACCATTCTTGAGTATAATATCTGCACCAGTCCATCGCTTAGACGTAGCTGAACTAAAATCTCCAAATATATGCTTGAAATTATCACTATGTTCTAGATGATACTTTATTCTAGATAAGAAGTTTACTGACTGAGCCTGAGACTCGGATACAACAACAATAAACAAATCCTCTGTAGGCTTCTTGTATGCTATTTTATATAAAGGAAAGATCAAAGAACACACGGTACTCTTGGCAGTCCCCCTAGGGGCTGCAATAAGTACACGCTTCGTCTCATCATTCTTTAAATTTTTATATATATCTCTATGAAAAGACGGAGTATCCTTAGCTAAGGCAGTTGGGAAACAATACTTCCCAAACCAACCCATATCACGCTGGAATTCTTTCTTCTCTTTGTCAAGAGTATACGAAACCTCGTAATCAATATTTCGGTTTTTTAGTCCTTTTTGGACTATTGCTTCCATTACGCTTCCTCTTTATCACTTTCTTCTTTTTTTTCTGCTGCCTGTTCCAACCCATGCTTCTCCTCCGTTTGTGTTGCTTTAAAAAGTTTCTTCTTCTCTTTGATATCAGCAAGAGTGTGTTCTACGGTAGAAGCTTCTATCTGGTGGGTAGTAATAATCTTACCCTTACTCTTCATATCGTTCATATCCATTAACTTATCTAATATGGACACTGCTATCTTTGAATCACCATCCTCACCCATCTTATCCCCATCCCAGTCCATAGCTCTATCTAATACGGCTGCTAGGGCTCTAGCTGTATCCATCTTACCTATTGGAAATTGCTCAACTATCTTATCTAATTCATCGTTTACCATGCGTCTAAAGACCTCCATTCTCATTGTCTTATTTAGTGAATATCGTTTATTATCAGGCAAATGCCCGAATACTAACCTAATAGCAGCTTTCTTTGTCATGCCAGGCTGTGCCATAAGATGTGCTAACTTCTTAAAGTTATCACTCTTCGACACAAACTTACCACGATTATTTTTACCACTCTCGGTATAGTTGTTAATTCTTCCTATTGATTTTATATCATCCTCACCAGAACGTACGAATGACGGCCCCCAAGGATACTTTACCTTGAGAGTCCCACCCTTCATTTGACTCCTCTTTAGACATACGGATACCTCTTCATCTGACGATATCCCGTAATCTCCCTCTGAAACATCAAAAGGGTGTTTATACGACAAACCCAGCTCATCCGCCTCTTTGCGTGAATAAACTGGGTATTCTTTTCCAGATACGATTTCGTATCTCACAAATAAAAGTTACTTACCTCTTTGACTATACGAACCACGTACAACCTCAGGGGCTTTCTTCTCAACTTTCTTTACAACTTTTTTTACAGCTTTCACTGCTTTTTTCTCTTTCGCCATTCCTGACTCCTTCCATACAAGCATTATTATGCTTCCATTGCTCGTCTAATCCAACCAACAATAAAGTCAGCTAGCTTAGGTTTTCTTGTTATCAGATCAGTGTAGAATAGAATCCTAAACACTTTTAGTCTTGAATCATCAATCCTTTTTGATTCTCTTAGAGTATTCCTTCCTATAAGACCATCTACGACTAACTTGCACCCCTTCGAGTTACAAGCTTTCTGTAAAATCTTTACAGCTCTTCGCTGTCCCATATTAACTACCATGTCAAAATATGTCTCTTGTAAACTACCTGGAAGAGAGGAAGCCTTTGATGGCGTCCAATACTCCTTCTCATATATCTCAGTAGCCCGTTCTTTCGTAAGGTTCTTTATATCTTCCTTAGGATGACTTCTCTTAGCTATGCCGTACTTAGTTTCCCCGCCAGGATCACTCGGATGGTCTACATATCCGCCCTCTCTTTTAAGGATACCACCTATTAAATCTTTAAACTCCATCAAGTATTTCTCCCGTTTATTCTACCTTTGAGATACGCAAGATCATCAGTAACATCGTTCAGTTCTTTCACAATATCTTCCCTATGTCTTTGACTAATATCATCTGATTTATTCCATCTTTCGATCAATTTTATTGTAATCCCCTCAACATTTTGCATTGTCGTTTCAATTTTAGAAATATGCACTCTCATATCATCTAAATCATCATTTTGTACCCTCTGGCTCTTGATCAGATTCATTATCATCATTACAAACAATGATACAATTATTCCAATCGCACCGTATTCCATGTATACTTCCATCATACAACTTTAGCCTTGCATCCCTAGTGTTATTCATAATCCACTCAACATTAGGAAAAATAAGAGGGGCCCCTCTAAAACGGTACTTCATCGATCTCAGCATTAACGCTCGCATTGTGCGAGATTTCGCCATTATTAAGACTCTCGAAGAGTCCGACGACTCTGTGGTAATGATCTTCTCTTCTTGTCTGAGCCATGAAGCCCGTCATTTCTTCCATATCTTTATAAATCTTCTGGTAATCCAATGATTCATTACTCCTAATATAGTCATTAATATTGAAACTAGACAATGATTTTCTCCTATTTCCCCTGACCCCTGTATCTCTTAGTATAACGCCTTTTAGAGCCCTTGTGACTGTATTTTGTTAGTTTACTACTCCCTTGAGTAGTCTTTTTACCCCGTTTCTGAGGTTTGTATTCTTGATTTGAGTATTGCATTTGAAACCAAAAGCTTATCTTAAGAAGAAAGTGCTTTCTTTTTACCTATAATTTATATAATAATATACACTATATGCAATAGTTAAGGCTTACTTTATCCTTCTTCGTTAAGATTAACAATATCAACGATATAGGGAAACCCTGGATTTTTTTAAAAAATATATTTTAGAGTAGAGTAGGGAATCCTACTAGCTCGGTTTCCCAAAAATTAATTTAGATTGGGATTACGAGATATACAGGTTGCTACACCCCGTGCAAATTCACGGCATGGGTTGCCTTGCCCGTTGAATTCGCTGTGGGCTGTCATCGCAACTATCTGCCCCCCTCACACCGTGGCACACGGTGTGTCAGTATTATACTATACATAGTATAATATTTCCTTCAATCCTAACATAATGAGGTACATTATGTCTGTATCAAAGCAAACTAAACTCGTCGATGACGCCAAGTTCAGTAATACTTCCAAAGGAGCCACCAACAAAGTGGGTGACTTCATAGTTGACAGAGATGCAGATGGCAACGCCATCTACACTCGTAACCTACGAGTCACCAGCACTCAAGTTGATCGCAATTTCCCATCCGTTATCACGGCTAAGAAAGTTGCTGAGATCGTTTCTAAGTCCTTGACTAAGAAACAACCTCTCAAAGTTGTTGACTCCGTCGATTACCGCCTTGGTGGCGAACCTACCACTCTCCCCGAGAGTGATGACGGCTCACTGCCCGCAGTGGTAACCGCATTCTTCTACCCTGTTGTAATCAGAGATTCCATCAGCTTCTAAGAATGCTTCAACTAAAGATATCCCTAACGGGGTATCTTTTTTTAGTGTATGAGTAAGTCTATAGGGTGCTATAATAGT